TACAGCTAGTGTTAATTCGTGTATTAAAAAATCAAACGATACAGGTGCTTGGTATGTGATGAGACGTAAACCATCAACAGCTGCCATTTCAATGATTTTGGCTGTAGGTAAAGCAGAACAGTATGGTTCAAGGTCAGTAAACCAAGACATTGTAGTGGCTTGATGCTTGACTATTATAACAATTTGGTAAAGAATTAGAAGTTATGGGCTTCTTTCAAAATCTACTTGGTGTCACACCACAAGACGACGTAAACAAAGTTGATGCAGCTGTAGCACCTTACAACTATCAGCAATATGCCCAACCTTTTGACTATTTTGGTTTGTCTTCTGTAAGCAGAGCACAAGCTATGCAAGTCCCAGCCGTTGCAAGAGCCAGAAATATTATTTGTGCAACTATCGGCTCATTACCACTTGAAGTTAGACGTGAATCAAACAACTCTAAAGTTGTGACCCCACCTTTTATTAGACAACCAGACCCTCGTATGACTGGACAATCTGTATATACATTTTTGGCAGAGGACATTTTGTTTACAGGTCAAGGTTATTTAAGAATACTTGAACTTGGTGCAGACTCAAGACCTTTAAGTGCTGAATGGATTTCAGTAAGCCGTGTTACAAGAACTTTAGACGCATTAGGTCACAACGTACGTTATTACAGCGTTGACGGAAACCGAGTACCAGAAAACGGACTTGGTTCACTTATACCATTTACAGGATTTGATGAAGGATTACTTGTAAGAGCAGGAACAACGATACTTACAGCACTTGCATTAGAAAAGGCAGTTAAAAGATTTGCAGATGAACCAACACCTAACGTTGTGTTGAAATCTAACTTGCCAATGAATGCTGAAAGAGTTACAGCCCTATTAAATTCTTGGAAAGAAGCAAGACAAACACGTGGCACAGCTTTTGTTAACGACACAATCGACTTTCAAAGCATCGGATTTAGCCCAGAACAATTAACGCTAAACCAAGCACGTCAATATATGGCTTCTGAGATTGCTAGGGCTTGTAATTTACCTGAATACTATGTAGGTGGTAACGCAGGTGGTTCAATGACTTATTCAAACGTTACAGCTGAAAGAAGAAGCCTAATAGATTTGTCATTACGTCCTTTAATGACTTGTATTACACAAAGATTAAGTGACAACGACATAACGCCACGTGGTTCTATAGTAAAATACGATTTAGAAGAATTTTATAGCCCAAGCGCACAAGAACGCGCAGATATTTACAGCAAACTTATTCCTTTAGGTGTAATGACAGTAGAGGAAGCAAGAGAAAGGGAAGATTTGATAAATGAATAACTTTATTAAATTCTCAACCGACATTATCGCAGCTAATTCATCAAAACGTGAATTAACAGGCGTTATTGTTCCTTTTGGTCAGGTAGGACATACCAATATGGGTGATGTTGTTTTTCAACAAGGCTCATTAAAAATCGGTGAAGGTATTAAACTTTTTACCGAGCACGATATGACTAGACCAATTGGCAAATTATCAAGATACGAAGAAGACGACAAAGGAATTGTCGGAACATTCAAAATCGCAAGAACAAATGCAGGAGACGACGCATTAGCCGAAGCACAAGAAGGTTTACGAACTGGATTTAGCGTAGGCGCAATGATTGATGACTATGTAACCAAAGGTGAACAAGTAATCGTTAACGAAGCAACCCTAAAAGAAGTTTCACACGTCACATTCCCAGCGTTTGGCGAATACGCCCAAATAACCGAAGTAGCTGCAAGCGCAGAAACTTCACAACCAACAGAAAGCGAGGAAACTCTCGTGTCAAACGAAGTTACCCCAGAAGTAGTAGAAGAAGTAGCAAAGGCTGTAGAAGCCCCAGCTGTAGAAGCTGCAGAACGCAACGTTCGCCCAGCAATTTTTACAGCACCAAGAAGCCCAATTGTTTCAAAAGCTTCATACCTAGAACACTCAATCAGAGCAGCTCTTGGTAACGAAGACAGCCGTCAATATGTAATGGCAGCTGACACAACTGGAAACAACTCAGCATTCATTCCAACACCACAATCAACAGAAGTAATTAACGGAATTGCAAACGCTGATAGAGGATTTATAGATTCCCTATCAAAAGGAACCTTGCCAACCGCAGGTATGTCCTTCGAAATTCCAAAAATTACAACTGCGCCTGAAGTTTCAGAAACAGCAGAAGCAGCACCATTCATTGAAACAGATACAGCATCATCATTTGTTCAAGTCGCTGTTAAAAAATTTGGTGGACAACAAACATTCTCAGTAGAATTGTTAGACCGTTCTTCACCAGTATTTTTTGATGAACTTGTACGTCAAATGGAATTTGCTTATGCTAAAGCAACCGACACTTACGTAGCAGCAGAAGTTGCTAACGCTGGTGTACTAAACGCAACAGCACAAAACGAAGATGCAGCAGGTTTAATTGCCTACGTATCTTCAGCAGCTGCAGCAGTTTACAAAGGTTCATTAGGTTTTGCACGTAACCTTGTAGTATCTCCAGAACAATGGGGCAAAATTATGGGTTACGCAGAATCAAACGGACGTCCAATTTACACAGCTTCAAATCCGATGAATGCCGGTGGGTCACTTTCTCCACAAAGCCTCAGAGGTAACGTTGCTGGTTTAGATTTGTACGTTTCACGTTCAAGCATCGGAACTGGTGGAACAGGATTAGGCGACTATTCAATGGTTGTTTTAAACCCTAACGCTTACACCTGGTACGAAAGCCCACGTTTAAGCCTACGCACAAACGTAATTAACACAGGACAAATAGACGTAAACTATTACGGCTATGGTGCACTAGCAACCAAAATTGGTGCTGGCGCAAACTGGTTTAACAAGTCCTGATAAACCACTAAGTCGTGAGGCTACTCTCGCCCCTGTGGGTAGCCTCACCCTAAACGAAAGGAAATGAAATGCCAGTATTAGTAACAGCAGCACAGTTAAGAGCTGTACTTGGTGTTTCATCTTCCCTTTACAATGATGCAGCTCTTGAAGCAATAATTGACACATCAGAAGACGCTATTGGTGATTTTCTTATTCAATGGAAAGTTGGCATAGATAAACACTATTCAGAAAAAGCAACTGAAACAACTATTCACACAACAAGACCACACAAATTTTATGAAACACAAACAGTAGCCATATCAGGTGTTGAAGCACACGTAAATGGCAATAAAACAATTTCAGCAATAGTTGATGATTACACTTTTAGAATTACAACAACAGGCGCACCAATACACACCGATTACAGATTTGTTATCCCTAACGGACTTGCAGCTGAAAACGATTTATCACAATACAATGGCAACGCAGCTATAGAGGAAGCAATTTTGCAAGTAGCAATTGACGTATTTCAATCAAGATTAGCTGTATCTGGCACACAACAAGCCCTAGACTTTACCCCAGCCCCATATCGTATGGGACGCACCCTTTTGTACAAAATAACAGGTTTAATTTCAAAATACATAGACTCTAATAGTCAAGTAGGTTAACCTATGGCTTTATCAGATTTACGAAATACACTTAAAACAGCAATCACATCAAACACAAACTACACAGCTTATGACCACGTTCCAGAAATCATTATTCCACCAGCAGTTTTTATTTTGGCTTCAGACCCATACCTTGAGCCAATGGTTATAGGTAACACAAAGAATTGGTACGTCAGACTAACTTTAGAAGTGGTTAGCACAACGTATTCAAACCCAAGCGCATTAAAAAACTTGGAAGACGATATAGAAACTATTTTAGGACTATTGCCTACATCTTGGGTTATACTAAGTGTGAGCAGTCCTAGAATTCGTGCAACTAATAGTACAGATTTATTAGCTGCTGAAATCCAACTACAAACAGCCTACACAGGCTAAGAAAGGCAATAATGACAACAACAATTTTAAGTGGTCGTTCTCTAACCCTAACAATTGCAACTATCAATTATTCAAGCCAAATTTTAGACTCTGCTATTAACTTTGATACAGAACGCCTAACTTTTGACACACTTGCAGGCAAAGCCTACAAATACATTGACAGCAACGTTACTTTAGATATCACATTCTTAAATGACGCAGGTAAAACAACACCAGTAGGAAGTCTTTACAAAGCACTTTGGGACGCAACAGAATCAGCCCCAGATACAGCACTTGCTTTTGTTATGACACTTACAACAGGTGTAACTTTAACTGGAACAGTATTACCACAATACCCTGGTATTTCTGCTTCAGGTGCAGACGCACAAACTTGTACAGTATCATTACAAGTTGTAGGAATTCCAACAGAAGACCTAACAGCTTAACAACTACTAAAGAACAGGGGCATCAAAAATGCTTAAGTTACAAATATCGTGGGAATTAGAAACAGGTGAAAAGTTTGATGAGTGGACAAGACCTATCGAACTTGCTATGGCAGAAAAAGAACTATATAACAATAAATCTATTGTTAAAGTTCTTATGGAAGAAAGTACGCCAAGTAATCAATTACTTTTATTCCTTGGTCACAAAATTCAGCAACGTGTCACAAAGAAGATTGAAAGTTTTGACACTTGGAAAACCAAAGTCGTCTCTATTGCAGCTTCTGATTTTGAGACAGCAAATTTTACCAAGCCCGAAGTATTGGGCGAACAGCAATAGAATTAGCAATAGCAACTGGGATAACACCCGACTATTGGCTCAATGCCGAACCCGAAATATGGGCTACAGCAATCAACGTATTGAACGAGCGCAATAATGGCTAAAGCAATTCAATTAGTAAAAGTTGATAAAGATTATCGTGGTTTATTACGTGCGTTTGGCAAGATGGACGACGTTGCTAAAACAGATATGAAAAAGATTGCTAGTGCTTTGGCTGAACGTGGTGCTAATTATGCTAAAGGTGCAGCTAGTCGAGCACCATATAACGTACGTCAAGCTATAGCTGTAGCAGATTCAATTAAAATATCTAAGTCAGATAAAGCCCCAAGTTTTAGTGTTGGTGGTCGTGCCAAAGTTGGCTCTAGTGCTTTTAGTGCTGGATATGTGATAA